AACAACAAGGATGGACAAGCTTCACAAAAGAAGAATTAGCTACTCACTTATTATCACTAGGTGGTACATATACACTTGTGTGTAAAGAACAGCACGAAAACAATGAGGACCACTTCCATGCTTACCTACGCTTCAAGAAAAAGCGGGATATCCGTAACAGCAACTACTTCGACTACAACAACGTTCACCCTAAAATTGAGATAGCCAAACAAGGCGGAGCAGCTTGGATACAATACTGTAAAAAGGACGGGGACTTCCATGAACAGGGCGAATCCAAAACTGACATATTAGACAAAGTCAAAACAATGACTAAACTTGAATGGGCACTAGAATGTATCGAACAAAAAATACCATACGGCTTCTACAACGAGATCTACGACCTCGTTCATATACAAAATCTCACAACCATACAAGCAGACTATGCTAAACCAGATTCCGCTAAAATGTGCTTCGAATTAGACCACTTCCGATACGAAAACTTTTCCCGTGCCCTAGTCTTATTAGGCCCCACAGGGTGTGGCAAAACAATTTGGGCTAAATTAAATGCCCCGAAACCAGCCCTCTTTGTAAATCACATGGACCAACTCCGATCTGAATTTAGACCTGAATTCCACAAGTAACCCATGTACGAAATTTGGTTACTTTTAGGTCTATCATTTTTGACGATATGTCTTTTAGCCATTTGCCTCCTGAGAGTCAAATCTCGGTGTGCGACTGGAACGACTCTAGAACGATCCATGTCAGATATGGAATGGCACTCATCCCCGCCGGTACTTGTAAAATCTTCACTTGCAACAGATATCCGTTCTTGTCCAACAACCCCAATCCCTTCCATGAAAAAGACCAAGGAAATGCGCACGCAGGAGCTATTGCTCGGAGAATCTTTGTTAAAAGAATTGAATAAATAAATTTAAACATTAAGACATTTGGAATATCTAAAGATATTCTACGGAGGCCTACCTCCAGCTACGCATGGTGGCCTCCGTGGGGGGCTGCAATGTTAGAATAGCCCCCCACCCGGATGATAAATGTTGAACATTTAATTTAAAAGAGGCGCAGTATCCTCTAAATCCTCTAACAAGAGAAGACTTTCAAAAGAGGCGCAGTAAGAGGATAAATTTAATTTATTTTTAATTAAGCACTAGCCACAGAAGTTTGAACAAAGTTTGGTTTCATAAATTGCTTCCTACGTTCATTACAGAGAACAGATAATTTTCTTTCAGCTTCAAAAGCCAATGTAATTTCAGACGCTCCGTTCAAATTAATAACATCTTCAATAGCCAACATTACAGTAGGCATAATATTGTAGGTATAAAAATCATTGGTGCCGCTATCGGTAGTCATATAATGTATACTCTTCCATAACTTTATAGGATTAATATTCCTCCTATGATATTTCATAAAAAAATTCTTAATTTCCCCAGGTCCCATATTAACCTTAGACGATTTCTTACAATTCCAGAACGCACTAGGTGGCGGAGGCTCAGCAAAAGTAGGGTCCATATTAGAAGGATTAAAAACCTCTACACCGTAATTTCCAACATAGAATTGCGAAAACTTATAGGCACCAGCTGTCGCTGCCACAACTTGATTATAATTATTCTTAGGCTTAGGTATACCATTAAACGTATACAATCTACCTTCCACATGTGTAGCAGAAACATCTTCAGCGTCAGTACCAAGCGTGGCTGAGGTACTTCTATTCTGAACCTTAAGGTTCAGATTACCACTAAATTCCAATACACATTCATCAAAGGCAATTTCAGATAACTTCATAAAAGTAGAAGGAAGACCAGTAGCAGACACGGCTTTCGTCAACGTAAAACCTATTAATTCTTTATCATTACCGGCATTATTAAGTCCATATCCAGACATCCACTGTAACACTTCAGGAACAAAAAAAGCAACAAGCTTATTTAAAGTATTATAAGTAAACGATTGAGCAGTAAACATAGATAAACCAGACGTTGACACATCTTTCTGTATCAAATTAACTTGATAAGCCAAAGTATCATCACCAGCAAGGGCACTACCCATCATAATACTATAAGGATTATCATCCCATCCTGGGATGCGTATTCCAGCCTTACCAAATAACTTTCGAATTAGAGCACCTATAGTATACTCAACAAGTCTATACGCACTAACAGTCTCGGCCATTATATACAAACAATTAGCATCAGTCCCAGAAGACGTTGTCTCCTCGGTCATACTTACACCGTTTCTATGATACTTATCTAATCCCCTTCCCGACCTGCGGGAAGGCTTCTTAAATTTACCTGCACGCCGTGCCGTCTGCTTATACGGGCGCTTATAGGGCTTCTTCCAAACAACCATATCTTTCCCCTTAGACGGAGACCTTTTACTAACAGACTTATACCTTGATGGACCACTTTTAGACCGACGCGTCGACGACGTACGTCGCACTCGCTTTCTACCGCGACTCTTAACCATTAAACTATCTACAGGGGGGTCTTTCTTAACCCACTTCTTCATAAACAAACCAGCCGGAGTATGAGTCCTTAAAAACCATCTCCGATCAGGTTCATTATAATACGTATGAGCATACAACTTCCGACCTCTTTTATCTCTAGTAAACATAAACAGGGGTATTTGAAGGGGGTCGCTACGCTTTACCCCCTTTCGGTACAATCCCTAAACCCTTTCCTTAACCCCTCTAACCCTAACCCTAAACCTAACCCTAAACCTAACCCTAAAATCAATGGAATTTTCTAGAACCTGTCCCATAAGTGCTTTTTTTTAACTTCGATTCCTATATATATAACCGCCAACAGTACTAATTACAACACCGCCTCATGTCAAGATACTTTCTACAATTAGTAGACGAGACGACAAGGGCCAGATTAAGTACTGAGGCCTTCAATATGCTTCTCCAAACCCCTGAGGACCCGGAAGCGGGGTACGAGTCAGCCGACTCCTCAATATTGATGGAAGCCGAGTTGGTTCAACCGGAAAATGGAAGAGGTAAAAACCCTAACCCTAAACCTAACCCTAAACCTAGAAATACATCTAAGATGCAATCCCAACAACGTGGCATACACAAGAAGATTCTGGTTAAAGGTATCAAGTCTAAGCCTCCAGTACCCCAACAGCGTGATCCGGATTATCAATAAATAAATTAATTTTTAATTTAACCAATTAAGCAAATTACAATTAACCCAATCGGGTATAGTGGATAAATACTCCACACTATAGTTGCGCCTCATGCCAACCAACTTTAGAATCCAGGGATGTCACTTCGCTTTAACCTACTCCAACGTGCAGCAACAAGGATGGACAAGCTTCACAAAAGAAGAATTAGCTACTCACTTATTATCACTAGGTGGTACATATACACTTGTGTGTAAGGAACAGCACGAAAACAATGAAGACCACTTCCATGCTTACCTACGCTTCAAGAAAAAACGAGATATCCGCAACAGCAACTACTTCGACTACAACAACGTTCACCCTAAAATCGAAATAGCCAAACAAGGCGGAGCCGCTTGGATACAATACTGCAAAAAGGACGGGGACTTCCACGAACAGGGCGAATCCAAAACTGACATATTAGACAAAGTCAAAACAATGACTAAACTTGAATGGGCAGTAGAATGTATTGAGCAAAAAATACCATACGGGTTCTACAACGAGATCTACGACCTCGTTCATATCCAAAATCTAACAACCATACAAGCAGATTACGCAAAACCAGAGTCCGCTAAAATGTGCTTCGAATTAGAACACTTCCGCTATGAAAACTTTTCACGTGCCCTAGTATTACAAGGCCCCACAGGGTGTGGCAAAACAATTTGGGCTAAATTAAACGCCCCTAAACCAGCCCTCTTCGTAAATCACATGGATCAACTCCGATCTGAATTTAGACCTGAATTTCACAAGTAACCCATGTACGAAATTTGGTTACTTTTAGGTCTATCATTTTTGACGATATGTCTTTTAGCCATTTGCCTCCTGAGAGTCAAATCTCGGTGTGCGATTGGAACGACTCTAGAACGATCCACGTCAGATATGGAGTGGCCCTCATCCCAGCCGGTACTTGTAAAATCTTCACTTGCAACAGATATCCGTTCTTGTGCAATAACCCCAATCCCTTCTACGAAAAAGACCAAGGAAATGCGCACGCAGGAGCTATTAGTCGGAGAATCTTTGTTAAAAGAATTGAATAAATAAATTTAAACATTAAGTCTTTGGGAATATCTGAAGATATTCTACGGAGGCCTACCTCCAGCTTCGCATGGTGGCCTCCGTGGGGGGCTGCAATGTTAGAATAGCCCCCCACCCGGATGATAAATGTTGAACATTAATTTTAATTAAAAAGAGGCGCAGTATCCTCTAAATCCTCTAATAGGAGAAGACTTTCAATTGTGGCTTAGACAGAGGATAAATTTAATTTATTTTTAATTAAGCATTTGGCACAGTAGTCTGCACAAATTTAGGTTTCATAAAACTCTTCCTCTTCTCATTAACTCTAACCGATAGAGTCCTTTCCGCCTCAAATGCAATTGTTATTTCAGAGGCACCATTCAAATTAATAACATCTTCCAAAGACAACATTACCGTAGGCATAACATTATACGAATAAAAATCATTAACTCCACTATCCGTGGTCATATACTGAATACTTTTCCACAACTTCAAAGGCCTAATATTCTTACGCCGATGCCTAACAAAATAAGACTTAATTTCACCAGGGGCCATATTAACAGTTGACGACTTAGTGCAATTCCAAAATACACTTGGCGGGGGAGGCTCGGCAAAACAAGGATCCATATTACCTGGATTAAACACCTCAACTCCATAGTTAGCAACAAAAAACTGCGTAAACTTGTACGCTCCGGCAGTCGCAGCAACATCCTGATTATACTGATTCTTAGGGCGAGGAATCCCACTAAAGTGATACAACCTACCCTGAACATGCGTAGCGGCAACATCATCGGCATCAGTACCAAGCGTCGCAGATGTACTCCGATTCTGCAACTTCAACTTCAAGGTACCGTTATACTCCAAAGAACACTCATCGAAGGCAATTTCGGATAACTTTGTAACAGATGCCAAGACAGCGGTAGCCATAGTCTCCTTATACAAAACAAACCCCATTGGCTCCTTATCATTAGACGCACTATTGATACCATAACCGGCCATCCAAGTCAAAACCAACGGAGTAAAATAACCAACAATCTCATTCATAGTATTGTAAGTGCCAGATGGCGCTGTTCCCATAGCCGAAATCAACGACGTTGACATATCCTTTTCAACCAATTGAATATTATAATATCTATTCGAATCAGCAACAACCGGGAGACCCATCAACTGAGTATACGGATTATCATCCCAACCAGGTATATTCAAACCGGCTTTATTAAACAATTTCCTAATCAACGCAGCAATACTATACTCAACCAATCTATAAGAACTAACAGACTCCGCCATAACATAAACACAATCATTATCAGTTCCCGTGGCTGTCGACTCTTCAGTCATACTAACCCCACCTTGATGAAATTTATCCAATCCCCGACCAGCCTTCTTATACGGTTTCTTAAACTTACCTCCATGACTAGCGCTCTTCGTAAACGGACGCTTCTTCTTCCAAACAACCATTCCTTTCGACTTAGCTGATGGCTTCTTACTTGTCGATTTATAACGCGATGGACCACTTTTCGATCGCCTGGTTGACGATGTACGCCTAATTCTCTTTCGACCACGACTCTTAACCATCAAACTATCTACAGGGGATTCTTTCTTAGACCATTTCTTCATAAACAATCCAGCCGGAGTGTGGGTTCTTAAAAACCACCTTCTATCCGGCTCATTATAATAGGTATGAGCATATAACTTACGACCTTTCTTATCCCGAACAAACATCAAACTAGGGTAATAGAAGGGGGTCGCTACGCTTTACCCCCTTATTAGAACATTCTCTAAACCCTAACCCCTAACCCCTAAAACCCTAACCCTAAAATCCATGGAATTTTCTAGAACCTGTCCCATAAGTGCTTTTTTTTAACTTCGATTCCTATATATATTACCGCCAACAGTACTAATTACAACACCGCCTCATGTCAAGATACTTTCTACAAGTAGTAGACGATACGACAAGGGCCAGATTAAGTACCGAAGCCTTCAATATGCTTCTCCAAACCCCTGAGGACCCGGAAGCGGGGTACGAGTCAGCCGACTCCTCAATACTGATGGAAGCCGAGTTGGTTCAACCGGAAAACGGGAGAGGTAAAAACCCTAACCCTAACCCTAACCCTAGAAATACATCTAAGGTGCAACCGAAACAACGTGGCTCATACAAGAAGATTCTGGTTAAAGGTTTCAAGTCTAAGCATGCAATATCCAAACAGTGTGATCAGAATAATAAATAAATAAATTAATTTTTAATTTACCCAATCAAGTAAATTACAATAAACCCAATTGGGTATAGTGGATAAATACTCCACACTATAGTTGCGCCTCATGCCAAACAACTTTAGAATCCAGGGATGTCACTTCGCTTTAACCTACTCCAACGTGCAGCAACAAGGATGGACAAGCTTCACAAAAGAAGAATTAGCTACTCACTTATTATCACTAGGTGGTACATAT